TATCGTAACAATAACTTACACAGTGAGATAAACTCCTTCCATGAGCAGCTACATTTGGGCACCTGTCATAAAAAGCTTGTCTAATTTCAGTTAAACAACAAGTAGAAGTTTTACAATAAATTTCGGCATTACCAATAACACCATAAGTCCAAGTTGGACTTCCAAAATCGTCTGGATCTGCTGTAGTGGCACCAGAAGTAACCCAATCAGTTCCATTATAAGAAAGTAATGCACCAAGGTCAGTATCAAAATATAGAGATCCAGTTGCAGGAGTACCAGGTCTACTTGCAGTATTACCACTAGGAGAATCTAATCTAGTACTTGCTGTGATACAACACGAAGTCACACAACAGGCACAGACGTTCCTGCTGTTATCAATCACTGTAGTGCCATTAACTTTATATGCCATTTATATTCTCCGTCCTAAGACTATCGTGAATCAAACCCATTCAGTCCCATTATAAGCTACTAGCTTCCCTAGATCTGTATCAAAAAATATGTGACCTGTGTTTGGGGATGCAGGTCTTTGTGCTGTCGTACCAGAAGGTGCAGTAAGGACGTTAGCTGTCACTATCGTTCCCTGTACTGAAGGTGTTTGAGATACAATATTCTTACTGTTATTAATAACATTTGTGCCATTAACCTTTAGAGCCATTTTCTAATTCCTGTACTTTACCTTGTAGACACTTCACAGTTTCAATGAGTACACCCACCAAGCCATTATAGTTGACTGATTTGTATCCATCGTCATCTGTTGTAACAAGTTCTGGAAATGCTTTTTCTACCTCTTGAGCAACAACACCCATTGTGTACTTACCTGAATCTTTCCAGTTGTAGTTCACACCTCTGATCTGACCGATCTTGCAGTAAGCATTCTCTACTGGAGTGATGTTCTCTTTGCATCTGCAGTCAGAAGTAGTATCAATGTGAGGAGCTACGACACAAGTTGTACCACAGATAATTGGAGAATAAATACAAGTACCAGCACACACACAAGTAGCAACCCTCGTTGCAGCCGTAGAACAAAGTGTAGCACCTTTTATACATCCTGTCCCACATATTTTTGTCCCTCTTACACAATTTGACCCACATACTATTGGAGACATAAGACAAGTAACAGCACAACCACATGTTCCTATATGTGTGTTAGCTCCTGAACATAAAGTGCCTGTAGAATTTATAAATGCTCCTCGTACCATCATAAATGCATCAATACAGCAAGCAGAACAAATATTACATACTGAATGTATATGCTCTCCTGTGAGGCAAGTAGTACCACATACTATTGGAGAGGCTACACAAGTTCCCCCACAGACAATAGGAGACATAGCACAGACACCTGCACAAACACAAGTTCCTACTAACGTCTTGGCAGTTGAGCAAAGAGTTTGGCTTTCTACACAGGCATTACCACAGATGTATGGTGCTTTAAAGCAGCAAGTAGCACAAACACATCTAAATACTACATCGTCTGTTGTACCTACTGCTTGTCCGATAGCAACTGTGTTAGCATTGACTGTAACACCTGTTCCTGCTCCTACAGCAAAGGTAGTACCATCTAGTGTTAGACCATTACCTGCATCGTAGACAGCAGTCTCAGCTACGACAGTAAAGCTAATGTTAGTTGTACCAAATGTAATTGTACCTGATGTGTTCATCACGTACAGTTCACCAGCACCAGTGTCACCTTCTTTTACGAAGAATGCATCACCTTCACCTAGTGCATCCTGATCTGAAGCACCATAGCTGTCAGCATCTGTAGCACGAGTAAGAACCCAGTTAGTTGAAGCTGAACCAGTGTTGGTAACTGTGTAAACACCATTCTCGTAGCCATTGGTTTGGCTGTAGATAAGAACACGATCATTTGTGTTTAGGGTTACACCATCAATAACTAGGGCAGCTTGTGTACCTGCATTAGTAAGGGTAGCACCTACACCAGATGAACCATTGTCATAAGTAGCATTCAAGTTACCTGCTGTATCTGGTGATTCAACACGTACTGGGTCATGGTAGTGGATACCAGCAGCAGCAATCGTGTCAACGTACTCTTTAGTTGCAAGTTGGCAAGCCTGAGTTGGGTTTCCTGCTACACAGACAGAATTAAAGCAAACATTGTTTGACGTGCCTACAGCCTGTCCAATAGAAATAGAACCAAGACTGCTATTATAAGTTACCCCTGTTTGACCACAAACAGCATTTCTTGCTCTTGTATCAGTGTAGTACTGGTTAGTAGCACCTTCAGAAAGATTATCTGTATCATGATTACTAATGTCACTCACAGTACCTGTAACATCTCCAGTAACGTTACCTGTTAGATTACCTGTTACGTTACCTGTTACGTTACCTGTTAGTGGTCCATAAAAGTTTGCTGCACAAATACTGGCAGCATTAGTAATATTCTGACTGTTTGCATTAAGTGCTCCACCTAAAACAGGAGAAGAGTCTTCTTGTAGACATGTAAGAGCATCACCTAGTGTAAATGCTGCAGAAGACCAATCAGACCCATTATATACTTTTAGGGCATTGTCTGTGGTGTTGTAGTATAATGCACCAGTTAGAATAGGATCACCATCGTTGTCTGCACTAGGATCTGATGTTTTATCACCAAGGTATCTGTCATCAAAGTCATCGTAAGAAGTAGCTGCATTTGTTGCTGAAGTAGCAGCAGCAGTAGCTGAGTTAGAAGCATTTGTTTCAGATGTAGCAGCATTGGTCTCTGAGGTAGCTGCATTTGTAGCAGAGGTAGCTGCTGCAGTTGCAGAACCTAGGATACTGTCAACATATGTCTTAGTAGTTAGATCAGCAGCATTAGTAGGTGTATAAGTTGTAGTAATTTTGTTGGCACCCATATCAAGAGTACCAGTAAGAGTACCACCAGTGCAAGCTAATCTTGTATCACGTTGTGTGTCTGTGTATGTTTTGTTAGAAGCATGACCACCTACTGTTGGGTTTGGAACATTGCAAAAAACGTTTCCAGCCATGTTGATAAAACCAGAAATGGTTGCACCACCAGAGCAGCTAACTCTGGTATCTCTTTGTGTATCAACATAACACTTATTAGTAAGAGTGTCATTTGTTGCAGGGGTAGCTGTAGAAGTAGCTTTGTTAGCACCAAGGGTGATGTCCCCTGTCATAGTGCCACCAGAAGTATTTAGCTTAGTGCCTAAACAAGTTGTAACAGAAGAGTAGAATGCAGCATCGTCATTAATAGCTGCAGCTAGTTCATTAAGTGTATCAAGGGCACCTGGGGCACCACCAATCAGGTTAGTGATCTGTGTATCAACGTAGCACTTGTTGGCTGCATCTCCATCAGCAGTTGGGTCTGCAACAGAAGTAATCTTAGCAGAGCCTAGATCAATACCTGCTGTACCTGTCATGTTAATGTCACAGAAAGTAGAAGTACCTACTGAAATTACATTACCAATTAAATCACCAGTTACATTGCCTGTGACATTACCTGTTACATCTCCAGTCAGATCACCAGTTACGTCACCTGTAACATTACCTGTCACATCCCCTGTAAGATCTCCAGTTACATCTCCAGTAACGTTACCAGTTAGGTTACCTGTTACATTACCTGTAACGTTACCTGTAACTGCACCTGTGACTGGACCTACAAAACTAGTACCAGTGATTGTTGTACCTGTTATAGGACAAGCCGTACTAGCACCAATAGTAGTGCCATCAATAGCACCCCCATTGATATCGACTGTAGCAAAAGTACCCTGTCCTGTCGTGCTAAGTGTAGTAAAGCTACCAGCAGCAGCAGTGGTGGCACCAATAACAGTATTGTCAATATTACCTGCATTAATATCTACAGTGGCTAAAGTTGCTGTTCCTGTTCCACAAATATTAGGAGCACATAAAGTATCTGATAGAGTTGTTACACCTGTAACACCAAGTGTCCCTGCAAAAGTACTGTTACCTGTAACTGCAGAAGTGCCGCCGACAGTAGTATTACCAGATAAAAATAGATTTTTAAATCTGTTTGTAGTTGTTACACCAAGGTCAATGTCATCATCTGTTACAGGAACAACAGCACCGTCTTGAACTCGTAACTGTTCAGTTGCTGTTGAAGATACTTCTGTAAAAAAGCTGACCCTGTTGTTAGTAGTATCAATACAAACATAATTCTTTTTATCTGAGTCTGCAATCAGAGGTACAAAAGCACCCTCTATTGAAGATCCATCGTGAGAGTGTCCTCCTGAGCAACAGAATGCACTACTAATACAATTAAATTCTGTAGCTACTGGAGCAGCTTTAACAACTGCACCTGCAACAATGTCAGCAGAACTTTGCCTACAATAACCTGCCATTATAATCTATCCCCCACTCCAAACGTAACAACAATGCCTTGAACACTGTGTGACGAGTTAGTGTCATTTGTAACGTATCTAAAAGAAACTGATTTACCTGAACCTGAAACATTTACCCTTTGAACAGGAGATGGGTTACCACTCCAAATCGTTGTGTTAGAAGGCTCGTCATATATTGCCTCGTTGTAGTAGGCTGCTGCACCTTCGTTTGTAAGAATAAAGTTACTTGGATTAAGAATGGTAATATCATCATAATCGTAGATTACTGACATTATAATCTCGTTATTACCTTCCGACCTAAGATAAGTAGCAACAGAATGAATAATCTTACGTTGCTCTGGATCTTGCATGTGCAAGAATGGTGTTTGGTAGATGCTTACAATATTAGCCCCACCAAAATTATTTCCTTGTTCTTGTCTATGAACATTACCAAACTTGTCACCATGAATAACAAACTCGTATTGTCCAATATAACCACTGTCAGCACATGTAGCTTCAATACCTAGTAGCTGACCAAATTCAAATCCGATATTACCTTGTTGACCTAGACGTAAGCCACCAACTAGACCATTAGCATTATCTATATCATAAAAAAGTCTAAACTGTGATTTACTTCTAATAATAACTGACGACAAAGCATCAAGATCTTGCTCTAAAACTACATCAGTAAATAAAGACTGAATGTTTTTAGTAATTGTTTCTAGATTAACATCCCCAATCTTATCTGTACCGCCAATAGGTCTAATACCATCTTGAGATAAGAATAAAAGATCTCCACCTATTTCAATAACACTATCAGTTGCAAGACAACCTAAGTCATCTGTAACATGTGAAAGTGTAAAGTCTTCTTTAACAAAACCTGTAAATTTTTTAATATTTGTAATTCCAAAAACATAAAGTGCTTCACGAAATACTTTTAAAGCTACAATATCAAAGCCTACATTAAAAACATCAGCATCATCACCTGAATAACTAAGCTCATCCGATATAGAGCTGACATATAAGTTATAAGGTTCTGAGGGATCTCCTGCTAAAAAACTACGGCTGTTGTAAATAGTAGATAATTTAGGGGCTGAAGGAGCTGCTGAATCAGTAATCTGTTTATAATTTGTACCATCATAAGTAGCAGTGGGATTTACACCATCAGAAATAATTACTTTTTTAGCACCATTAAGTTCATAGTAAACAAATCTAACTTTAGTTACCCCTGTCATAGTAGGGGTGCTAGTTCTATATAAACCTGTTCCAGAGCCTACTTCAACATCTCCAGTAGTTGCTCCATCAACAGCTA